TCCTCTTCAGGGGGTCCCGGGTTCGGAGGTGGTGGAGGAGGAGGTGCTGGTGGGGCAGGAATCCAAGGACAACCAGATCAACCTGGTGTTGGTGGCGCAGGTCTTCCTACAACACCTATTTCTTGGTTAAACGCAACTCCATTTTTCTCTCCAACTTCTCAATTTTTTGCTGGCGGCGGCGGAGGTGCATCTAGGGTAGGAAGTTCTAGTGGTGGATCTGGTGGCGGTGGCGTAGGAAATCATGGCGGCACCGGTGGTAACGGAGTTGCAAACACCGGATCTGGTGGCGGTGGTGGTGGCGGTTCCGGAGGTAGTGGGGGATCTGGGAGAGTTATTGTTGCTTATCTAACTGGAACAGATTCACCACTATCATGCACCACTGCAACTGGACCTATTCCTGGTAGTAGTATAACGTATTCAATAAATGGTGGTCCATTTACTGCTTGGGGTGGGAGTGCAACTAATCTAGCTGGTGGATATTATGAAATATCATCTGGTTGGACAACTATTGCTTGGAGATTTGCTTTGGCAACACCCATGTGTGCCCAGGCATTGAAAGTTTCTTGGATTACTGGTAATGGTCCAGCAACAGCACCAAAACCTGGTTATTTCTATATCAACGATGTATCTGGGACTCAATTCCCCTACATTTACACTCCAGATTATCAAGGAAAGACAAATCTTGGAGAGATAAAAACCATATCTTCGTTTACAATGGTTATCAGCGGATCAAATGGAGGAAACACTGGTTTAATAGGAGATAGTAGTGGTGCTCAATATGGATTTACAATCAATGGTTACCAACTAAGATAAATCTTGCATATCTAATAAATTGATGCTATGATTTTTATTTTATGAGTAACTTTGATACATTGTTTCCTACAATCATTTATAAAAAAGATAATCCAAAACTTATCAGCGAAAGCATAAAAATCATAGCAAAAAGAATATGTTTTGAACAGGGAGACTATGCATTTCAATCGAAGTGCATTTCTACTATAAAAAATAATAGTAACATTTTAGAATTACCTGATTTTTATAGAGTAAAAAAATCAGTAGAAGAATCAATAAAGGAATATTGTAAATATATGAAATTTGATATGAATCAATCATATCAAATTAAAAGTAGTTGGTTAAATTATTATCAACCAGGTATGTATCAAGAAACTCACATTCATCACAATTCTTTATTATCTGGGGTTGTTTATATAATTGGTAGTGGACTGGCAGATTTTTACGTAAAGTCACCAATTGTAGATCATCAACCAATACTACCAAATTTCCAAGTATAATATTTTAAATTCGGATAAAATTAAATATATTTCGCAAAATTTTTGCATTCCCATAAACTTCTATATAATAAAAACAAAACGACACATATGAATTTCACAGTTTATTCGAAACCAGGTTGTCCATACTGCGATAAGGTCAAACAAGTATTGGACTTGACAGAACAGAAGTATGTGATGTATACTTTAAACCAAGACTTTACCAGAGAAGAATTTTACGCAGAGTTTGGTGAAGGATCTACATTTCCACAAGTAATTTGTAATGATAAAAAGTTAGGAGGATGCGTTGACACAATCAAATTCCTCAAAGAGAACCAAATCGTCTGATGAGACCCTAAATAAAAAGGAAGACCACTTTAATCGTGGTGTTGAACTCATACTTAATGGAGGCAAAAAGAAGCAAACACACCCATTCCATATCATTTTTGAAAAGATGGTTTGCTTCTTCAATCGGGAAGTAACTATCTATTTTGAATTTTCCTTTCATTCAAGGAAGAAAAAAGTAGTTTCCCGGAGAAAAAGAAATGTTAGCAGTTAGTCTAGTATTCGGTTCATTCCTAACCGTTTTATTTCTTATAGTGGGACTTATAGGTGGTTGGGTAGCAAGAGAATATATGATGAACTATCGGGAAATTCCAAGACCTCATCCGGAAATGTTTGACTCCCAAGGAAATCTTATACCTGACGAAGTAATTGCATTTAATTTTGAGAACTATTATGACGACAACGAAGAAGACGACGGCAGCGACGACTAAGACTAAAACGACTGCCACCAAAAAACCAGCGGCACCAAAAGCAACGGTAATTGCAGAATCCATTCCAGAACTTCCTGCAAATCCTTTTATCTTTGAGATTTTCAATGCCGCTTCAAAACAAAGAAGCAACGCAAAGAAGGTGGAGGTACTTCAAAAGTATGCTCATCCTGCACTAAAAGCATTGTTCATTTGGAACTTTGACGAAACTATTACATCAGCACTTCCTCCTGGTGATGTCCCTTATGCTGCTGTCGATGAGATGGACTCTTTCAAAGGAACTTTGAGTGAGAAGATTGCAGATGCAGTCGGTAAGATGGAAGAACTTGGTTCTAATTCACTTGGGTCACAAGATCAGGGACGTTCTTCTATTCGTAAAGAATATTCAAAGTTTTATAATTTCATCAAAGGTGGAAATGATGGACTGAGTTCTCTTCGTAGAGAAACAATGTTCATTAATCTACTTCAAGGTCTTCATCCACTTGAAGCAGAAATCATCTGCCTTGTAAAGGATAAGAATCTGGAAACAAAATATAAAATCACCAAAGAAGTTGTTTCGGAAGCATATCCCGATATTATTTGGGGAGGTCGTTCCTGAATATGAGTCAACATAATGATGTAATTGAGAGAGAAAAAACCACAAAAAAGCATATGGATCATTGGACACCAGCAGAGAAGGAAACTTGTAAGTCACGATACGGTTGTGATATTCTGATCGAGAATGGTTCATATGCTGATGTGTGTACAAAAGATGCACCGAATGATGCATACATTATCAAGTATCTTGTAGATGATAAGATCTGTTTTGATTTAACCAGAGGTGGGCGTATCAAACTATTTGATATGTACTGGGATAAGTTTCGTAGTAACTTGAAGAGTATTGACTTCGGACATGGTAGAGTCAATCCAAAACTCTGGGGATATCAAGCACCCCAAAAGAAAAAGCGGAAGTGATTTCCCAGATCGGGGGAAAATTTTCCGGCAAAATTTTTGATTCTTAAAGTTTTCTAAAACTGTATAAAAAATTACAAAATATTGTTGATAAATACGATCAACAAGGGTATAATACCCTTACGTTCATTCGCTATTTTCGAATAGCGAACGGAAGTAAGCCGACTCGGAACGAAGCCGTTCATCTATGGAAGCACTTTTCTTAACTTGCTTACAGGCACAGTTTTTGATTGGTAAAGTTAATATCAACCAAACACTGACTTCTCAACAAAAGAATGATATTGTTTGGGAGATTAAACAAGTTACAAGAAAAGGTTGCTTCGTAGACGCAAAAGCCGACTGAAGGAACGCTCTTTAACCTAAAAACTAAGGAGAAAACCAATGTCGAAAGTAGTTTATCGCGGTGTTGAATACGATACCGAAAAGCGTATTGCATATCAACAGCAGATGATGCAGCAACCCCAACAATACAACGAAACCTATCGTGGTATTAAGTTTGTAAAGGAGGGGCACAAATGAAAAAACTCAATTTCCTTCAACTCATTAAAGAGCAAAAGCAAAAAGAGCAACGTCGTAAACAAGCATCTCTTGCTACGCTGGTAGCGGCAAAATAATTCAAAGGAGGGATTGATTCCCTCCTTTTTTTATGGTAAAATGAATCGAGAGAATATTTTCTTATGGACAAAGACAAACTCAAACTCATCGTCCGTAATCTGGAACTCTTAGTTGACTCTTTGAAAGCAGAAGTGTATTCTGATACTCAAAGTTACTTGAACTATGAGGAAGTAAAGAAAGGATTACGGCACGACTACGACGAAATTTTTGAGGATGATGATGGATACCCCGATTAGTAGGGCAAAAAAACTTGTTAAACTTCTGGAACGATTAGTTAAACAAGAGCATCTTTATACTGCTGAAAAAATTATAGAGATGAAAGGACAACTGCGAGATGTGAAGAAAGAACTCGCACAATTAGAAGGAAAACTTTCAAAAGGATTTGGTAAGAAATGAAACCTATTAAAGCAAACGATCTTCTTGAACTTGATAAGAGACTTCAAGTTGTAAAACTCCAATGCTATCCAATTCCAGAGCAAGTTATTTGGCAAGCAGGAAAGGGTGATTATTCGGAGATTCCTATTCATGAAGTTAAAGTTCCATCACCGATAGAATGTGGTGAATGGATTGTTGAACAACTTTTAGCAAATGAACGAGGTCATTGGGGTCCAATTGAACATCCTGGTATTACCTTTTCAGTTTCTGGATTTGTTCATAATGTAATTGTTCAGGCAAGAACTCATCGTATTGGAACTTCTTGGGATGTTCAATCTCAACGATATACTGGAAAAAGAGTTGTGAAAGTTGCTAATCGTGAACTTGATGTTGAAGAAGTCTTTTATGTGCGCCCTGAGGGGTTCTATACCAACCGTAAAGGTAAAAAGTATGAATGGACCCAAGAGCATCGTCGACGCAAGTTAGAGCGCATTCTGAGTGAGTGTGGGGAGTATGCCAAGTATTATATGGAAGGTATGTGTGAAGAGCATATTCGTGATTATCTCCCTCAGGCAATTCGTCAGAACTTTGTAGTTTCTTTCAATCTGCGTTCTGTTCTTCACTTTATGGATCTTCGTTCTAAACTTGATGCTCAGATTGAAATTCAAGCACTTTGTGATGCTATGGTTCCGGAACTTCAAAAATGGGCACCTAATGTTTGGAAATATTATGAAGAAAAGAGACTACACCGTGCTCGTTTGAGTCCTTAATTTAATGACTCTAAATAAATTATCTTGAATTTATAACAATGGCCACATACCCCGTAGTGAATACAAAAACTGGTGAACAGAAAGAAGTGGAAATGAGTGTCCACGACTGGGATCAGTGGAAGAATGATAATCCAGACTGGACTCGTGACTGGTCTGATCCATCTACTTGCCCTTCTCCTGGTGAGGTGGGTGAGTGGAAGGATAAACTTGTCGCAAAAAATCCTGGATGGAATGACATTCTTCATAAAGCATCAAAAGCACCTGGTTCACGAGTAAAGAAAATCTAGTATGGCAAGAAGAAAAAGAGGCAACAGTGACCAACCTATTGGAGTTGGTCTGACTGCGAAACAAATGAAGCGCAGAAAACCGTTAAGTTCTGAGTATCTAATTGATATTGAACCTCTTACAGACAATCAAAAACGTTTGTTTGATTCATATGTCAATGGCAAACACATTGTTGCCTATGGTTGTGCTGGTACTGGTAAAACCTTTATTACACTCTATAATGCTCTCCAAGACGTTCTGGATGAGCAATCTCCTTACGAAAGAATCTATCTTGTCCGTTCATTAGTTGCAACAAGAGAGATTGGTTTTCTTCCTGGATCTCATGAAGATAAGGCAGATATTTACCAGATTCCTTATAAGAATATGGTGAAGTATATGTTCCAGATGCCTTCTGATGCAGACTTTGAAATGCTTTATGGTAACTTGAAGTCACAAGAAACTATTAAGTTCTGGTCCACTTCTTTCCTTCGTGGAACGACTCTTGATAACTCTATTATCATTGTAGATGAATTCCAAAACCTAAACTTCCACGAACTTGATTCGATCATCACTCGTGTTGGTGAAAACACTAAAATTTGTTTCTGTGGTGATGCATCACAATCCGACTTGCAGAAAACAAATGAGCGCAATGGTATTGTAGACTTTATGACCGTGTTGCGTAAAATGCCATCCTTTGATATAATTGAGTTTGGTGTAGATGATATTGTTCGTTCTGGACTTGTCAAAGAATACATTCTTGCAAAAATGGAAGCAGGTTTTTAATGTTTGATCACGTTGAATTGAATCTCCCGAAACTTGAACGGGAAACTATAGATGGTGTTCGTTATTATTCTGTACCTGATGAAGAAGAACTTCTAAGACTGGTCTCCATTACTTCGGTGACCAGTCATTTTAATAAGGAGATCTTTGTTAACTGGCGTAAGAAAGTTGGTAACGAAGAAGCAGATCGTATTACAAAAGCGGCAACAAGTCGTGGAACTGATATGCACACGCTTGTTGAGCATCACCTCAAAAATGAAACCCTACCAAAAGTTCAACCTCTATCAGATTTTCTCTTTAAAATCTCCAAAACAGAACTCAATCGCATAAATAATATTTACGCCCTAGAAGGGTCCCTATATAGTAAGCAATTAGGTATTGCTGGGACAGTTGATTGTATCGCTGAATATGACGGCGAGTTA